GAACCTTTTGAAATACCTAAAGGATGGTATAGGTTTCGTGCTGCTGACTGGGGTTATAGTTCTCCTGCTTGTGTTTTATGGTTTGCTGTTGATTACAATAATAATTTGTGGGTCTATAGAGAGTTATATACTTCCAAAATTACGGCAGATGTTTTCGCAAGAAAAGTTATAGAATTAGAATCTGGAGAATATATTCAATACGGAGTATTAGACTCTAGTACATGGGCTAAGAGAGGTGATGTAGGCCCAAGCATTGCAGAGACAATGATACAACAAGGATGTCGTTGGAGACAATCCGATAGATCACCTAAAAGTAGAATTAGTGGTAAACTTGAAATTCATAAACGATTATCAATGAATGGTAAAGAACCAGGTCTTAGAGTTTTTAACAACTGTAGAAATTTAATTAGAACAATTACTACTCTACCTGTTGATGATAAAAACCCAGAAGATGTAGATACGAATGCAGAAGATCACGCATATGATGCATTACGTTATGGATGTATGAGCAGACCCATGCACCCTAAATATGCACAACGTTTTAAACCTATCTTCAGTACAGAGTTTAATGCTGCAGATAAAAAATTTGGATATTAATTATGAATAGAATACACCACAAAGTAAATGTTTATTTTCAAGATGCAACAAGACGTGCTAAAGAATTATTTTTATGCAGATACTTTAAAAAGTCTGTAGATAAAAATGCCAATGGCACAAATAAGTATGTTATTAAATCAGGAATTAATAAAGGAAAAGTATTATAATGCCTTTAAATGCTAAAGGTAAAAAAGTTTTAAAAGAATTAAAAGAACAGTATGGTACTAAAAAAGGTACTGCTGTTTTTTATGCAATGGAAAAAAGCGGGAAGTTAAAAAATGTCACAGAAAAAAAGAAAACTTCCAGAGCTTAATAAAAAAATATTTCCATATGAATTGGTAATTGCTTACTGGGAAGATATTGTATCTGATGCTTCTTGGGTAGATATACCAGACATAAAAAAATCAACTACAGCTATTTGCTGTACCGTAGGATGGTTAATGAGATATGACTCAGAAGTAACAATCCTTATGTCAGATTTTAATTTTGAGTTAAACAACAAAGAAGTTAAACAAGGTGGTGGTCATACAGTGATTCCTACTAAAAATGTACTTAAAATTAAAAAAGTAAAAATATAACAGGAGGAAACATGGAAGCAAAATTCGACCCAAAGGCTAAAGTAAAACAAGGTCAATTAAGTGAAGCTGCTGATGGCAAACAACCAAACAGAGAATCAATGAACATTGACTTTAATAAGCATGCTCCAGGAAAATACAAGTCTATGAACTATTTAGCGGATAATGATGTCCCAACTAAATCTGGTTCAGAACATGTACAGGACAGTTTATTTACAATGGCAGATCAAAAAGATTATTAATATAGGAGAAAAGCAAATGATGAAAAGATATATGCATGGAGAACTTGCACCAGATGTAGCTAAAAGACCTAATGATAAATTGGAAATTAATCCAAATATGAAAATTAAACAAGGTGATATGGCTGGTGATGGTAAAGATAAAAAAGGAAAATCTAAATCAAAAGTAGATCCATCAATTTTTAGAATGGCTGAAGAAAAAGATTACTAAGTTTTAAATGGAAGATAGTAAAGATAAAAATGGCAGTTATGAAACTGCAGGAAACGGACTTGTAGGACACATACGTTCTAAGTTTCAACAGGCCGAGACATCTAAAATCTACGATGAAAAAAGATGGTTAAAGGCTTACAGAAATTATAGAGGATTGTATGGGCCAGAAATGGCTTTTAGAGATAACGAAAAGTCTAGAATCTTTGTTAAGATTACAAAGACAAAAGTTCTTGCATCATTCGGTCAAATTATTGAAGTACTATTTTCACAAAACAAATTCCCTTTAGGTATTAATCCAACATCAGTACCTGAAGGTATTGCAGAGAAAGCTCATTTAAAAACACCACAAGAACAACAACCACAAGCTCCAGAAGAAATGGATCCTTATGGTTATGCAGGTGATGGTAAAGGCATCCCTCCTGGTGCTACTGCTACAGACTTAATGAGAAATCTTGCACAAGAATATGAGAACGTAGGATTTGAAGAAGGCCCATCTAGTACAGGTACTCCACAGATAGAACCTGCTAAGTTAGCAGCAGAAGCTATGGAGAAATTAATTCATGACCAGTTAGAAGAAAGTAAAGCTATTACAATTATGCGTCATGTATTTTTTGAAATGGCATTACTAGGTACAGGAATTTTAAAAGGCCCGTTTACAGATTCTAAAACATATCATAGCTATGATACTACAGAAGATGATGAAGGTAATATAACGAAAATTCAAGTATCTAAAACTAAATCTATTCCATCTATTGAAGCAGTATCATGTTGGGATTTTTATCCAGATCCAAATGCTACGAATATAAATGATTGTGATTATGTAATTCAAAGACATTCATTTAACAAACAGCAACTAGAAGACTTAGGAGATAAACCGATGTTTGATAGACAAGCTGTACAAGAATGTTTAGAGATGGGGCCTAACTATCAAACAAGAGGATTTGAATCTTCATTATATGATAGAGAAAATATTACAAGTATTTATAAAAACAGATTTGAAGTATTAGAATATTGGGGAGTCATTGATAAAAAACTTGCTGATGAATGTGGAATTTCATATGAAACAGATTCAGAAGTAGTTCATGTTAATATATGGATATGTGGTAATAAAGTTTTAAGAATGGTAGAAAATCCATTCTCGCCAAAACGATTACCATACTTAGTATGTCCATATGAATTAAATCCATATCAATTTTTTGGAGTAGGTATTCCAGAAAATATGGAAGACTCACAGATGGTTATGAATGGTCATGCTAGAATGGCAATTGATAACTTAGCCTTAGCAGGTAATTTAGTATTTGATGTTGATGAAACAATGCTAGTTCCAGGACAAGATATGAAAGTTTATCCTGGTAAAATATTTAGAAGACAAAGTGGTCAAACAGGTCAAGCAGTACATGGTCTTAAATTTCCAAATACTGCACAAGAGAATTTACAAATGTTTGATAAGTTCAGACAGCTAGCAGATGAATCAACTGGTATTCCATCATACTCACATGGAGCAACAGGTGTACAATCTACAACTAGAACTGCATCAGGTATGTCTATGTTGATGGGTGCTGCTGCATTAAGTATTAAGACAGTTATTAAAAATATTGATGACTATCTTTTGAAACCCCTTGGAGAATCATTGTATCATTGGAACATGCAATTCAATGAAGACTCTCCTAACATAAAAGGTGATCTGGAAGTTAAAGCACAAGGGACTTCTTCATTGATGCAAAAAGAAGTTAGATCACAAAGACTAATTACATTTATGCAAACTGCATCTAATCCTGCACTTGCACCATTTGTAAGATGGCATACTTGCTTAAAAGAAATTGCTAAGTCTTTAGATATAGATCCAGATCAATTAATTAATGATCCAGAGAAAGCTGCGATCTATGCACAAATAATGGGGATGGCAAATGGAAATCAAAACAATACTGCCTCTGCTAGAGGACAAAGTCAAATGGGGCCAACTGGAGAAGTACCTCCTGGAGCTTCAGCAACAGATGTATCGGGAGCTGGAGGTGGCAACATCGGAACGGGAAGTGTGCCGATGCCAGGGGAAGCTGGCTTTAGTGCGGCAAATACTCAACCTGAAGGAAGCGAACAAACGCAATAAGGAATAATATGGCAACAACTTTTGATGTAAATAGAATTGGTGGTGGAACTTTTGAATTAGTTCAAGATCCTACTACTGGAAAATATACAGTCAAACAAGTTGGATTTACTCCTGTTAAAAAATTATCTATACCAGATTATACAACTACAACTGCTGGTACTACAGATACATCAAAAGCAACTACAGAAGCTACTACACAAACTGTAGCACAACAAACTACAGAAGCATTTAAACCTGCAACAGGTGGGGATAGAATAGATTATACTGGTTCAGAAATGTTGAGCCAAGCACAGCTACAAAAAGAAGCTAAAAAAATTGATCCGCAAGTTGATACAACTACAACTAGTTTAGGTGTAGCTAGACCAACTATGAGAGATATAGCTGGTGATACTACACAACAAACAACTAAATCATCATTTGAAAGACCAACTATGAGAGATATAGCTGGTGATACAACACAACCAAAAGCTCCAGGTATAGTTGTAGATAAAACACCTATTAGTCCTTTTAGAAGTTTAAGTTTAGGTGCACAACAAGTTCAAGCACCTCAAGCATATGCATCTACAACTGCAGATGCTAGAGCTGCAATGACTTCAGATGCTGCACAATTAGGTATTAGTAAAGTTGCTGCACAACCTTTAGATACTGCAAGATTTGCAGGTTCAACTGCAGGCACATTAGCTGATCCTGCTGAAAAAGAAGATGTAAAACCAGAAGCACCGACAACTGGTTTATCTACAGTTAAAACAGGATTACAGTCATTAGCTACTAGCGTAGGTAAAGTTTTAACGTCTGGGCCAATAGCTACAATTGCTAGAAGTATAGCTGCTAATATTCAAGAATCTCCTACAGACAAATTTAATAAATCTTATTTTAATGTTATGGATAATGGTAGAGTAGGAGGTAATCCAGCTACAGATGTATTTGCTGGTATGAATGCAGTTTCTGCATTTGGAGATATAGCTAGAGGTGCTCGTACTAGAATTGCAACAAGAAAAAATACTATTGCTACTAAAAATGTATCTCAAAAATTTATAGATGATACTAAAAAAATGGAAAAACAATTAGAAGAATATAATAATAAAAAAAATAAAGAAGTAGCAGATCGAGCAAAAGCAAAAGCAGAAAACAAAGAAGTCTACGGTAGTAGAAAAGAAAGCACAGGTAAAGATAGCTTTGGAGAACAAACTAAAGAAGAAGCAGCATATGGAAGTTGTTTTATTGCTGGTACTAAAATTACTATGGCAGATGGTACAACTAAAAATATTGAAGATATTATAGTTGGAGATAAAGTAAAAGGATACAAAGGTGATAATGAAGTTATTAAATTAGATCCTACATTATTAGGTGAAAGAAAATTATATTCATTTAATAATACTGAACATTATTTTTTTACTTCAGAACACCCATTCATGACAGATGAAGGTTGGAAATCTATTAAACCAGAAAAAACAAAAGAACGTGATGGTATTGAATTATATAATCAATTAAAAGGTGAATTAAAAGTTGGTGATAAACTTATAACTGAAAATGGTTTATTAGAAATTACTGATATTAAATCAAAAGATATAGAAAGTCCTAAAACACCTTTATACAATTTTAATGTTTCAAATGACAATTCATATATTGCAGATAAATATGTAGTACACAACAAAGGTGGTGG